CTCTCACCTCTTTTAATAAAACTTATTTCATTTTGTTTAAACGTATAAACCCTATTATCAGAATTAATTAAATAATAAGGATTTTGACCCATGTATTCCGCAAACCATGAAGTTTTGGAACCTCTCACTTTTTCATAATAACCTAACAACCCCTTTCTATAATCTTCAGCATCGGTTAGTGGTTGTAAATCGGCCTTATCTTTGTAAACATCCAAGATTGTTTGTTCCAACTTCATCAATTTATATTGAAGTTGTGCAACAGTATATCTTGGGAAGTCTGCAGGTATTAACTGTTTTGCAACATATTCTGAATATACTTCATTAATTTTTTGTAATCCACGAGCATCAATCGTATCAATACTAATTGTTGAGTTTAATTGTGTTGACGATGATATATTCTGAGCGGTATTAATTACTTGTGTTTCTGATTCACCATTCAAAGTTGTTTCACCACCAATTGTTTTTGAGAAATTAAATGCTGTTTCATACATGTGAGGAACCGCAACTAAGTGTCCCATCGCAATCTCATTAAGGATATTATATTTGTAACCAAAAAACTGAAGGGTAACCAAGTAATTACCACTCATAGAGTTAAAGTCAGCACTAAATTTGTGTAAGTTTAATTGATATCTAATTGCTTGACCATAATATCCTTTCATTGTTAAATAAAAGACAGGATATGGTAAATTGAAAAATGCTGCGTAAGGTGATTGGTCACCAAGTTCAAATAAAGCTCTACCCTGAACATCTTCTAATCTTATCGTTACCTCAGGAATAAATGATAGATTTGTTCTAGCCTCAATACTTGTAATACCCAATAAACCGGGGTCAACAGTACCCCCTAAATTAGTTTGGAATCTTTGTTTAAAATATTTTTTTCCATCAGTGGTATCCACTAAATCTTCATATCTCTGTAATCTAGCTTTCTTTTCTGTTGAACCTAAACCTGTTAAATCATCGTAATATCCCGTATTTAGATAGTCTTCATCATTAGGACGAAGAAAATTAATCTTCGCCAGTGATACCGTTCTAATATTATCTTGTGGGGTTGCACCCAATGCCAACTTTGTTCTTGGGAGGATTTCGGCTTCAAGATTAGCATACATTACTAAGTTCTCATGGTCAACTAATCTTTCTTCAACAACTTGTTGTCCATTAGATGCAATACGCCATGTTTTGTTAGGGTCAACTAATATAACATTGTTATACGCCGCCTCAACAAAAATGTTCCCTGAGTTGTCTGATAAACCATTACCTACCATAATAAAAGAAGTGTGCCTCTACAGCTGATTTATAATCTTGTAATGAAGTTACTAAAGGATATGGAATACTCAATATAGCACCGTCAAATATATTATTTTCCATACCACTATATTGAGGATTTGCCTGTAGTATCAACCAACCGAAGAATGGTGTACCATAATATTCTTGAGAAACTTTATCTAATCTACTCACACCAACTTTATAAACATAAACCTTATCTGAAGGTTTTGTAGGTACAGTAACATAAGGGACAACAGTTTGTTCACCATTTATGTAAAAAAGATTGTATCTGTTATAATATCCTAACGCCATTATAGTAATTCTACTTTAGTTGTTATAACACTTCCGTTTATGGTTGCCCACTTAGATGTATCCGTATTAGTATTATTCTTTAATCCCAAATCTTTAATGTATGTCTTCTGTTCTGCCGTTGGAGTTGATGAAACTTCATATGTGAATACTCTTTTCTTGTCCAATGGGAATGGCGTGTAATTCAAAAAGTTTATGGGGTTTATCATCGGAGATTTTTCAAATTCATTAATCCAAGCTTTTGTAACCTCATCTTCTTTAGAATATACTCTACGAGAATCTTTTTGCCAATAATTTCTGAATTTATTTTGAAAATCATCTTTACCTTCACCAACTAAATCTTTATTGGTTATAATATTACCAATAATAGCATTTTCAAACGCTTCATAAAGTTTTTGGTCAATAACATCTTTTGATAATAAAGCATATTCCCTACGTTTTGCATTTTCATTCCACCAATCATCCTTTGTAAACGGAACAAAAACATTTTGAGTAACCTCGTTAGCCTGAAGTGGGTCGGTGACAAACATACCGGTATAAGCCACACCATTAATTGTTGTTTGAAAATCAATTTGACAAGCATCGTCAAACGCCTCTAAATTATTAGCAATTTTTTCAAAATCCGCACTTATTTCTTCATACGTGTTTGTAACACCAACTGATGAACTGTGGATTGCAGTTGTACCCGAAATATTATAAATTACTTCAAGTCCATTTGTTTGTTGATATCCATCGGTACCTTCACTCGCAGATAATGGATTGTATGTAATAACATTTGTTCTTGCAAGTAATTGTATGTATTGTGTTTGTGCATTTGTTATACTCTGAATAATTGTTGATAATGGATTAACAAAACTATTCTGTTTTTCTGTAACAAATGTTTTCATATTTTGTTTCAATTGTCTCAACGCCTTTTTTGAGAAATTGAATTCGGTAGTATTCATATACCCAACAAAACCATTTTCAGAATCTATATTACTAATATATTGAGAAAATAAATCATCAACAGTTTTTTGGAAATTAATTGGTTTACCGTAAATGTTTACAATGTCATTTGAACTATAAGCCAATATGTAACCATCAGTGTAATTTCTTTGTATTGGGAACAATTGTCTAATTGCGTTGTTATATTGACTATTAACATCTTTAGTTTTATTAACAATTGTTGCAAAATAATTTTGAGTACTTCCAACTAATTGGGTCATTAATGTTTTATATTCTATCGTTCCGTATTGAACACCGTTTTCATTTGTTTCAGTGGTTAAAACCTTACCAATAGTCTCTAAGTTAGATTGTGGTCTTGTATTTTCAACTTGGTTAATCGTTGGTGGTGGTACTTCTAATCCTAAATTCTTTACAAATTGTTGGTCTAAAACTTTATAACTATCATCAGTCGCGTCTGCCCTATCATCATAAATTTCTGTGTTACCGTAGAAGTTAAATGTTAATGCGTTTTGTAGTTTGTCTACAGCACTTTTTAAACCTTGTCCACCAACAAAACTAAATGATAAAGTGACGTTAGCAATCATAGGTTGAACCCCAATACCTTCAGGGTTTAAATCTAAACCTTCATAAGTAAGTGAAAGGTTATCAGGAATAATTTTAGAGTGGAAAAAGTCACCAACTCTTAAAACCAATACCGGAGGTGCACCAAATGCGGTGTTAATGGCGTTATTATATTCTAATTGTCCTTCAGAATTGACCGTAGGTATTGTATCACCAGGTCTCATACATTGTTGTAAAAATGTAAGTCTACTGTTTAATCCTTCAGGTGTGATTGAGTGAAATGATGGGTGGAAAAATTTTAACTTCTCTTTGAGGTTATCGTACACCATTGGTGTCTCTTGTTTAATCACCTCAAAATAATCACATTCAGATAATAAACTTCTTAAAACTCTCTTAGTAATGTTGTCTCTAAGAACAGTTTCTTCTGTTATAACTTGTTGAACAACGGTTTTGGAATTAACAACAGTTGTTAATTGTTCTTGAACCCTTGGTTGTGTTGGGTCAATCTTTGATGGTTGTTGAACAGGTACCGGTGTTTTGTCGTTAACAGTAAGTTTTACTCTTCTACATGCCATGGCATTTGTTGAATAAATTTTATCTTGACCCACAAGATTTTTTGTACAATTTACCTCATCAAAAATGTTAACAACATCCCCAATTTCAGACTCAGGAATAACAATTGTTTCACCATCAGCAATCTCAACAAAAGTTATTTGTTTGTTATCCAAATACGTTTGAAGACCTAATGTTTCTAAGAAATATTTCTTTACTGCATTTATTCTTCTTTGTGATAAAGCGTCATTATAGGTTTCGTTTGCTGGGGATGATGCACTACCAACTAAAACTATCTCAAGAATACCACCTTGTGATAATTTTTGTTTCATTAAATTAACTTTAGAATCAATTTTGATTTTATTTGATTCTATAATACTTGTATAAAAAGTCTTAATAGGTTCTCTTTCATCAACATTTGCCTGTGATTGATAACTATTTTTGGTTGTTTGTGACGTGTAAGCAGCGTAGTATGTTAAATAACTTTCAACAGGAATGTTTGGTTTAGGAATATCGTTATCAAAATACAATGCTCCGATATCACCTGTGAATTTCTCACTTGAATTACCTGTCTGTGAACTGTTACCATCATTAACTTGTACACCAGCACCATTTCCACCCCCACCAGTAGTTGCATCATTACCTGTTTGAATGGTGTTTGTTAAATAACGAACCTCTTCGGTTGTAACATTTTTAGTTGATAATTTTTGTTGTATTTCAAAAATGTCTCGTGGGTTGATTGTATAATATTTTTGAGCCAATTCATACAAGTCATATTTTCTACAACCTGCAAAGAATGACTCCAATATACCATCTACTCTACTCTTAAGAACTTCGTTTGATAATACCTTGTTAACCAACATGTTTAATACAGATGGGTGGTCAACAACAATCTTCCAAGTTAATTGACCCGTTCTTGACGTATTATTGTAAGTGTATACAGGTTCAGGACGACCAATGAAATCAGTCTGTTTGAAACCAGCTCTGGTTGATTCGTTGAATGTTAAACCATATGGTGGGAACCACATTACTCTACCCCCATTCGGACCACGTTCACAGGCAGGTAAATCTTGAACCGATAGACCTGGTTTGTTTGATGTTCTCCATGCCAAATTCTCCAACGAGAACATATACTTCTTAGCATAGAACCCACCACCAAATGGATATCCCCCCACTATATTAGTAGAGTCTTGCCCACCTTCTCTTTTGTTTGGTGCAATGTTTAAGTTATATGTGTTATCAAACACGGAATAAGCAAACTTTCTACCTTGTGTGGTAATACCATCGGTTTTCTGCAAGTCATTAAACTGAAGGTATGGTGTATCTTTGGTGAAGATTCTACAATACTCGGCACCTCTTTCTTGACCGATTTCACCAACATAGCGAACAACTTTTGAACCTTTGGTAATTTCTTTATATCCATCGTTAAATACCTTGGATACTTGGTCAATAGCATTTCCTACGTGTTGGAATCTCTTACCTCCTCTTGGCTGTGAATCAATGATACGTTGGGTATCATCCAAGATAGAACCTTGTCTGAAGGTGTAGTTTGTTGATTCAGTTGGACCGTATCCTGCAGGTCCAAAGTCAGGGTCTTCACTTGTTGGGTCTCCACCAGGACTTACATACTTACCAGCATTTCCTCTGAATTTTGGTGATACCCAAGTGAAACCACCTTCAATACCCCCACCACTACTGTATGTCGGTCCGTTAGCCCCAAGTCTAAGAGCTTTACCGGGTCCTTCATAAAGTTGTGAAAGTTCTGACGGTCCGTAAACAGGTGCTTTGACCTCTCTTCCGAATTGGTCGGTAGGTACATCACCAACGGGTGAGAATACATTACTCGGTTCTGAAGTCTCTGAACCAACATAATAAAACCCTGAGTTTTCTGTTGCGGGTCTTAGAATCCCTGCAACTCTATCAAAGATATTCTTTGAATAGTTTGGTCTATAAATGTTGTATTCTAAGTTTTTAAACAATATAGACTTTTGACCGGCTCCGGTGTTTTCCAAAAACAACACCGAACCTGTCTTAGGTGAACCAAAAAGTCTACCGAAGAATCTCCCGATTCCCGATGCCAAGTTAGCCCCCGCATAAGCACCAAACAATTGCTGTGTGGTTCCCTGATTTTGGGGGTTAATACTTGTGTCAAAATAACTTCCTGGTATTGTAGATAGTGGAACATAAGTTCCCGAAACCCTATTTAATAAATCGGCTGACGCACCCAACAATGATGTTGGTTGTGTGATGGTGTAGTTTGGTTCCAAAATTGGAACCCTACCTGTTAAGATATTGAGGATATTTGCACCTCCGTTGACATTAAGGAAGTTTATTCTTCCTAATGTGTTTCGTCTTATTTCTCTTGCAGCATTGAATAAGAACTGTTCCTTGTAGAAACTGGCACTGATTTTTGCTAAGTAAGAGTCATTTGATAACAAACCATCCGAACCTTGGGGGTCGGGGTTCAAAATAAGTGATGATGCTCTATATGATGAAGCATTAAATGTATCAGGATATGGTTGGTTATTAGAACCTCTACCATGTCTGTTTTGTAAAATTTCTAATTGGGTGAAGAACAATCCTGAATCATATAACTGATTCTGTGTGTTTGTTCCACCAAATGGATTAAGTGGTAACCAAGCACCTTGAATACCAGGGAAACCTGTACGAGCAGCTCGTTGACTTTCGTTGATGATTGTTGCATCGGTGTAATCATACTCCCCCTCGTTTGAGTTTGTATTTTTAAGGGTGTTAACATCAGGTACCTGAATATATCCACCATCTCTACCATATTGGTTAAGAGGATATGCTTGGTTGGCAAAAGTTGGATTGTCAATTAACGCATCATTACTGTCCGTAGGAGCCATATCCCTAAGGATTGTCTCATAGTTAATCGGAGGGGTAATACTTGATGGCGACTTTTTGTATGGCACAAGGTTCCTAACAATAAGTTTCTTTCTAAAAACCTCGGAACTAGGAAAATCTAATGGACTTGGCATACTATTTTATTCTATAAATACAGATATCAAAATTTTATTTTCTTGATGGAAGTGGTTTCGTACCATTTTCATCTATTTCACCAAGAACTTTTACTAACGCATTTCTAAATTCAGGACTTTGAACATATTGTGTAAGTCTGGCAGTATCAACACCCACAGGTGCATCAATAACAAATCTTACTTGACCATTAATATTCACATCTTTTTGTTGGTTAGCCGATTGTTCTTTAGCAGCACTTTGTTTTGCCTTTTGAACTATCCCACTAGTCAAATTGTTATAAGACTGTTCTATAGAATCCCTAGGTTTTTCAATACCAAGTTGAGATACAAATTCTGTAAATCTTGCATAAACCCCACTTTCAAGTTGAGAGGACTTCTCATCCAATCTTTTTGTAACACCTTCAAGTGCCTTTGTGTCTCCTTGAGATGCTTTAACCAGCAAGTCTTGAAAATCATCACCAACAGCTTCAAAGAATTTTCTTGAGTCTTCACCACTACCTAAAACCCCTTTAGAATATAAGGCACTTGCAATGTCATCCCCAATTCTTTTAGTTGCTTCAGCACCTCTAATAATTGCTGATTGTCCACCAATAGCATATCCAATTTGGATTGGTAATGCCGCCAAATCTCTTTGTATCGTTTCCATCACACCAAGTTGAGACCTTTGTATTTCTTCAACTGTTTTTGGAGCACTTTCTTGAATTTCCCTTAATTTTTGGAATTCTTCTGATTGTAAGTCACTTAACCTTTTCGTTTGGTCCTTGCCTTCATCGTCTTTAATCTGAACAACATAGTCACCCTTAAAAGCTCCCGTACCCATCTTAGCCATGTTGGCAACCAACATTTTTTCTTCTTCAGTTGCATTAATACCAAGATTAATCTGACCAAGTCTTCTATCCATGTCAGCGGCAGATAGTGCGGTTTTTGTAAATTCAGCGGCGGTCATTCCCGCAGCTTCGGCTATTTCTTTAATTTGTCTTTGAGCTCCCGGCGCAATTTTAAATGATTGAGTCTTTTCGTCAAACATTGTAAATTGCTTGGTGAGATTAATTAAACTATCTTGAAGTCCTGCTGGGTCGTTAATTGATTTGTCCATCAACACAAACGGGTCAACTAAATCACCCGCCATAACACCCAATCTTTGGAACGCAGATGCCATTTCAATAGCACCTTGTGGATTCATAACACTGTCAGCGAATTTGGCGGTGGTTGCCATATCAAATCGTAACATAGATGCCTGTGCAGCCATTTTTGTCAATCCAACAACACCATCAGAAAAATTAAACCTATTCATGTATTCCATGCTATTGACAACGTCTTGCATGATTTTTCTTGAATTAAGTCCTAAACTTTGAACATATCCAATGGATTCGGCAACTGTTTCCCCAACTTGTGATATTTCATATCCCGCAGCTTGGAAATTCTCAACAAGTCTTGCTGGGTCTGCTTGTTGGCCAATAAGTTGTGCCGCGGCATAAATTTCAGTGATTGTGTCTGTAGTTTCAATTACATTTCTACGAGCACCTTCACTGATAGCAATAATTGTTGTATCAATATCATCAAGAGAAGCACCAACACGGACTAAACTTGATGCAGAATCACTAATAGCGTTTGAAAACTCAACAGCTCTTAATCTACTATCACCAAAAGACTTATTAATATTATTAATTCCCGTATAGATTTTATCTATGGTGTCTTTAAAGTTCAAGGTATCTTGATATGCCTTGAATACATCACCCATACTATTAAAATCATTCGGATTGTTGTCAGCCATGTTGAATTTCTAAATAAATAGATTCTTTTGTTATTTTTGAGATTTATCTTCAATCCATTTATTCAAAAGATACTTCCTAATAAAGATAGGCATTATTAAAAATTCTTGGTATGAAACACCAAGTAACGTCTTCAAATAATAAAATTCGTCTATTTGAGACTTTCTATAATCAGAAGAAAGGACGAAAAAATTCGACCCCAAACCCAACATTCACTGTGAGTTTTTCTCCTGACGGGGCCATAACAATTCTTTCCATATCCAATCTTGGTTCATTTTCATTCATAAATTTTTTAATGAATTTAGAGTCAGCGATTGGCATCTGTTCTACAAATTTTGTAATTTCACCCTTATCAGTACTTCCATTAATACTTTGAATTTCTTTTACTAATCTCATCGTAACTCTTGGAACAACCCTACCTTGTGGGTATGACTCAAATATTTTTCTAAGTTCTAAACCATCACCATAAGTAAGTGGTTTTAATTTAACTTGAACACCTGATACAGGTAAAGTCGCCGAAAATGTACCATCAGTATCAGGTTCAACCCCTTTATTGATGTTTAATTCATCCAACAAAACTTGTGTTTTGAATTCATTACCCGTTACAGGGTCTTTCAAAGACATTTCCATTTCAGGTCCGAAAGATGTATTTCTTAAAAAAATTAAAATTGCTTCAATATCACCCTCAAGTAACTCTTCAGGTTTCATACCTGGTTCATACAATTTATTTCTAAGAAGTTGCATGGTAACATCTTCACTTCTCCCCATCAAAATATTTTCATCTGCTGCGGTTAGGTATCCTACCTTGACAGAACTTTTTTTGTTTTTATAAAAAATACCTCTTGAAGGTAATTGAACCACGTCATGTGGCATTGAGAAATTTTCTTGTCCGTATTGTGATATATCTTCCATAATAAAAAAACCGTAGAGTTTGGTTCTACGGTTAAATATATTGATTTAAAAAAGTAAATAAATAGAAATTAGTAAATTAAAACACAACGGTCAGGTCTTAAACTACAAGAAATTGTTGCTAATCCATCTTGGGAATAGTTAAGTGTTTGGAAATCCACATTTGTTAGGAATGTTCCGTACAAAATCCATTTTTCAACAACAACACCTGTTGGGTCTAACATCTCAAGGTCAATATCTTTTTTATAACCCGCAGCGTAACCCATACGACCTGTCACCGATTCAGCATGTAAACGAACCCACTCCATAAGAGCTTGAGCCGCAGATGGACCAATTGGGTCACGGAAGGTAACCGGAATTTCATCCCAGTTAAATCTACCAGCAACAAATGTTGATGTATTCAAAAACTGAATCTCAGTTGAATTAATTTTGATTGATGGACGTTTTGTTGATTCAACAAACCATTCGTTAATACCTAACGAAGAAGGAAACCTTAGGATAAAGCGGTTTTGACGCTTCGGTTCGTAAGGTATGGGCATTTTCATTAATAAATCAGCCATGTTGTTTTAATTTCTTTAAATTTTTTATCTTTTATTATAAATACTACCTGTGTGAAAATTTTTCCCTTTACTTTGTTTTTGAAAAAACTATATCTTCACTAGGTCTAGTTCTAGTATTCTTTTTTAATTCCTCCTTTAGTAGAATATACCTTAATTGGTTCTTTGATTTTATCAAAATGTTTCTTCATTACATCTACATTCTTAATATCATCATCTGAAAAGCCAATTAAAGGCATTCTAGGAGAAAATTTATTGGCAATATCTTTTTTAAGTATTGCACTTTTTTGTAAAAGTGCCGCCATGGATTTCACATATCTTACAAAATCTTCCATAGCCGTTACTTTAAGTTCTTCAGGGTTTGCCGCGGAACCCTCACCGAAACTTACCGGATTATATTTGTTGAGTTCTAAGTAAGAACGAATTAATTCTTCATCCGTCATTTCTTCTTCACCCACAAAATCACGATATTTTTTTAAGTTTTTTAATAACTCTTTTTTATCAATACCCTCATAGTTGTTAATGATGTAATTGTATACACCCTCTTTGATGGTTTTTGGGTTGTGACCCCTCGCAGTGATTATCGCAAAAATGGAACCGTTATTGATTGCCTCTTTAAAATCATCCCAAGCCGGACCTGGTTTTGCCCTCATAGCATCTATCAAAAATTGTTTGTCACCCTCCACTTTAAAATTTCTAAATGGTTTTTCAGCATAACCTTTGATTGTTCTACCCATATAATCAAATGGTTCATTCCCAATTCTGTCTCTAAAAGTTGCAAAGTCTTCAGTTGACATTTCCACCTCGTCACCTGAAGTGTCTTCCAAAACTATCTTGGTTGGCATGTGAACGATGTTGTCATCCCAATCAAAGGCATAGTATTTTAAATCTGGTGCCTTACCTTCAAAACCTTCTTTAATTCTATTCATTATTTATAAACGGCTAAAAAGTGGGGCCGAAACCCCACTTTGTTTTTTATTAGATATTTTCAAACGAAGCTCCACTTGGAGTGATGAAGAATTCAATATCAATGAATTCAAGTGCTTTCGTAGGTTTTAAGTAAATTTTACCTGTTAATGTGTTTCTATCCAAATCTTCAGGTGAAGAACTTACTGTTACACGGAAGTCATAAAGACCTCTGTCTCTTCTGATTGCGTCAAGGATAGGGTTAACCGAATCCAAGAACTGTTGTCTTACGATTTCGTCATTTTGTTCAAACAACAATCTAACTGCCACCGCTGAAATCAATTTACGAGCTTGTAACAACAATCTTCTTACGTTCAATCTGTTAAGAGCCGAATCTTTAACTTGAAGAGTTTTGTTACCCCAAATTACGGTTCCAACATCAGAGAAGGTTGCGATTGGGTTAATACGACCTTGATACAAGGTGTCTCTATCTTCTTGTGTAAGTTTCAATCTTGCCTTAACTGAGTTAACAAGACCTCTTGTGTAACCCGCCGATGCGAACCATGGGAATGAAATGTTGTCAGTCAACGCTAAGTTTCTACAAACTTGACCTGTTGGTGGTAAGTATATTTGAGTGTTGTTAACAGTATCTCTTTCCAAAATCCATGGGTAGTAAGTTGCTGTGTATGATGAATCAATACCTGTATCATCCAAATTGTCAACCGATTCTTGTGGGTAGATAATTTCGTATTGAGAACCACCGTCTGAAGTGTACATGTTGTAGTCAGGAGTTGTCACGATGTAAACCGAGTCAGCTCTTTCATTTTCAACCATACCAATTGCAGTTTCACACAAGTTAGAGTTGTTAACGTAATCAATACTTGAAGTTGCAAATACGTTGATGTTTGTTGATTCAGGGTTATTGAATGACAAGATACCAAGTAAGTAAGCGTAGTAGTCGGTGTTTGCAAAATCTTGTGTATTGTTCGCCACAACGATTCTCTTGAACGTACCGTCACCAGATGCTGTCGGATATCTTTGAGTAGGTGTAGAACCTTGTAAGTATCCTGATGCACCCAACATAAATCTGTCTTGGTTTGTTCTAAACTCTCTGTAGATATCCCATCCGTCAAATCCACCTTGGAAGCAGAATGTATATTTTCTTGAGTATAAGAAGTAATATGGATTATCTTGAGTTGTTGGTTCACCATCAAAACTTGCAATACCACAAACAAACGCTGGTGTACCACTTGTTACTTCAAAGTTACTAATAGTAACAACAGTCGCTCCTGAGTCCATGTGGAAACCTTGAGTTTGGTAGTTCCATGGTGCTGATTCAGTTGCAGTATCCCAACCTACTACAGGGTTTTGTTTACCTTTGTATTGTAATAAGTCAGAATCAATTCCAAAAGAACTTGAGAAACCTAAGTAAGTTCTTCTTACGATATCTCCTGATGAGGTTACAATGTTAGAACCACCTGCAGTTGTACCAAATGGTGGGTCAAATACT